TTCCTATCTTCATATCTCTTAACAAAGAACTTCTCTTGTAATTGAGCTAAATCAATCGCTTCTTGAGTAGAACGATTTGGCAGAATATTAGGTTTAGGCGGATTAGCAATAACAGCGTTAATAACCGCTTCAGTATTAGCAAAGATACGGTTAGCCCTCACTTTAGGCTTGTCATTAGGTAATCGTCTTAGATATTCAGGCAGTCTTTCCGAGTTAGTATCTGAGTCATAAGCTATAGTATTCTTGTCATAAGTCTTAGATACGATACTAAAAACACTATCACCCTCATTCCAGCGAGAGTTGATAAGATTAATTAACTGTTTATCGTCTAGTTTTGAAACATCTATCATATAATAAAAAAACGAGAATAAATCAATCGCCGTAAAGCAACTAATTTATTCCCGCATTTGGTTAGGAGTTCTCCGCCTCCTGTAAGGGAATGTAATCTAATTAAATTATAACACTACGTTAAATTCTGGTCAAGCATTTTTTTCTGCTTTCTTCCTCTGGTACAGAATAGTCCTTTTTTCTATGTTCATAAGCAGCCCGTCGCAGTTAAAATTTAGCTTAACTTCTCCGTTTATTGTGTGAAAAGCACCAGCTTCAAGCATTGCTTTAAATACTTCGTAATACTTTTGAAACTCAACGAATAGTAGTGCATCATCTTCTTTAAGATAAACAACTACCTCTTTGTTTTTACGCATAACTATAAATTTAATTCTTCTAAGGCTTCACCAATATTATTAAACTCACCGTCTGACCTTCTAATAATAGCTTCAACTGGCTTCTGATTAAAGTCTATTACTACGCCAGCACCGATAGTCATTTTAGCCATATACCAAAAAAGTGATGAAAAAACATAGTGATCAATGGAATTTGTTGAAGTCCATATATATCTCTCAACTCCCATTCCATCTATTTCTTTAACCCTCCTCATAGTTTCCCAATGCTTAATATACTCTCTCAAGTTCTTATCAGCTGTAATGTTGAGAAGGAACTCGGCATTTAACATCGCATTAATAAGCTGGTCTAAAGCTCTATTTCTATCAGCGTGAATAATCCCTATGTCTTCTCCCTCCCCAAATGTAATAACCCTGTTCTTTTCCTTATCCCTGTTAAGATAACACATAAAGCAGTTTTGACGTTTCTCAACGTAATACTTACTCATATTGTTCTCTGGCATAGCGTCAATAACCATTACAGGCTTATAGAAGTCTAAGATGTCATCTAGCTCATACCACTCTCTAAAAGTGCCTATCTTTGTTATTCCTTTATCCGAACCTAAACAGTAGTGTTTAATATTACCAACATCAACCCCTAAAAAGTATTTGCCTGTTTCAAGTTTCTGCGGAGTCCAGATGTCAAGGATAGTGGAACGGGACACAGACAGGTCGCCCGGATTATAAGGCTCACCCAATACAAAGTTGTAAAAATACTCTTGGTCTTTCTCGCTGTCTTCTATAATCTGCTCGGCAGTAATCCACGGACACATCAAATGACTGATATGATAACCAGAGATAGAGCTTTCAGGCTGAGTCTTTTCCCAATATCCTTTTCTCCTTACTTCTCTGTCAATCACGCCTTTACACGAGGAACAGATAAACTCTTTACGCTTTAAGTCAATGTTATCAGGCCAAACGAGATATTGTTTTAACTTACAATGAGGGCAAGTTATAAACCACTCTTTCTTATCACTCTTTTGCCACTCTTGGTCTAACAAATCCTTTTCAGTGGTCGGGTTAGAGAACAACCAACGAGCATAATATTCTTTTGCCCTATCTACACCCTTAGTTCTGCTCTGATAAAAATCAAGTATTTTTTGATCGCTTCTTGAAGCTTCATCGTGAATAAGTATTTGTGCAGTCGTCATAATCGCCGCCGTCTTTGAGATAGTCCCCTTAAAGAAGGCAAACCTTCCATTTATCTCTTTACGCTGAACATTATCGGTTGATAAAGCTTTAAGCTCTGAGATGTGCCTGTTTTGCTCAATAAGCTTGTTAGTCTTAGAACTTACAAACTCGTTAACATCTGTTTCAGAAGGAAATGTATATATAATATTTTGCTTATATTTAGCTAAAGCAAATAACAATTTAATATTAAAAATAACCGAACCGCCAATCTGCGAACACTTTTTTATTACGATATTATTAGACCAATCAGCTAAAATATCCAAAAGAAATAAACGGTCTTTAAAGTCTAGCACCTCACCCTTTTCACTTTTAAAACTATTAGAAGTAATCCAAGCGATGATTGAGTATTCGGACGGGTCAATTGTTTTCTTGTCTTCTGGCATTTAATTATTCTACGCTAGACAAAATTAGTTCTATCTTTACATTATTAAAGCTAGCACTAAAACCATTCCAAGAGTATTTATAAAGACAAGTATGCTTTCTTGTTAGTTTTACATACTGTTGCGTATCTTGCTCGTAATAAAATAAAACTAATTCTTCTCCTTCTGGTGTTTGAGGAAATGTTTTAGCAATTTTCCACATAAATTTATTTATTATTGAATAATTTTATTTCTATTGCCGCCATATAAAAGATTAAATCTTGGGTCGCCCGGCTGTAATAAGTCATCTCTAGCGTCAAACCTCTGTTTTCTTATTAATAAAGACTCATTATAATAAGGGTCTTTAAATCTATCTGTAATATACCTCTCACAACGCTTTGTAAACGAATAATTAGGCTCACACGAGCATTTAGGGCAGTCAGCTTTATAAACAGCCTTATCACCGCTAACTTGCTTATAAGCTAAAGTAGTAAAGTCTAACTGGTGCTTAGAACAAAAGAACTCGGTCAGCTTAAGATTGGGAGATGATTTAATTAGATTATAATTCTCATCACGCTTCATTAGCCTAGTACTCTCTCGCTCTCTTTCGGCGTAATTATTATCTACTATTCTTTTTAGGCGTTCTAATTTATCCATTTAAAAGATGATTAACTTTATTAATCAAACCTTTAATGCCAAAATTTTCAATCTCATTCTGTTTCTTTTCTTCATCCTCGGAATAAAAAACAATCATCTGAGCTTCGCCGTCAGGCTTCTCCACGTGATTGTTTTGACCTATCAAGTCGTTATTTAATTGGCTCTGATAATTCTGGCTCTCTGGATTGTTCTCTAGTTTGTCCGCTATCCTGCGAAGCATTATTGATAATTTCTCCTTCATAGATATTCTTAATTAAAACTTTATCCATTTGCTCTGATAGCTTTTTAGCTTCGGGGTTTCCAAGCACGTTTATAATGATTTGCGAGGGAGGAACAACATCTTGAGCCTGATTACCAAATTCTTTTTTACCTTTTCTTTCTAAATACCATTTAGCTGTATCAGTTTTATCAAGGTCTTTAGCTACCGTTTGTCTTGCTTTTAAAAAAGGCTTTAACTTTAGCTGTTCTTTTCGGTCAACATACTCAGGATGTTTATCTTGATAATCATAAAGAGTTTGCTTACTTATATTAGCATAAAAACAAGCTTCTTCATCAGTCCCTCCCAAGGCAAATACCTCTTCTAATTTATTGACTGTTTCAACTGTCATTACTGTTGGTCTTCCGCCTTTTCCCATATTGTTTTTTTACCATTTTTAATAATATTTTTATTTCCAGTATAATCTGTGTATCTTTGAACTATTACATCTATATACTTAGGGTCTAATTCCATACCATAGCATATTCTTCCAGTCTTCTCACAAGCTATTAGGGTAGAACCAGAACCAAGGAATAAGTCCATTACTATCGCATTATTTTTTGTTGTTTTTGTTATTGCCTCACACCCTAGCTCTATTGGTTTTTGAGTAGGGTGTTTATAGTCTCCAGCGAAGTCTTTAGACAACTTCCAAACGCTTCCGATTCTCTTACCCTCCAATTCAGCACCTCTATTAAAAACTAAAGCCAACTCATAGTCTGTTAAAAATGTCTTTTTTAAGTCTCCAATTTCTCCTCCACCCTTTGACCAAATAACCATATTTGTTATTTCTCCTAAAGGCTTCACAATATCAATCCATTTTTCTATTACTTTCCACGTTGTCCAAATAAATACCCATCCATTAGAAAATACTGGCAACATTTCTATCCATTCGTCTAAAAATACTTTGTCATTTTCTATGACTGCAAACTTATCGGTCTTTGTTCTCATATTCGATTGATATGAGACTCCATAGGGTGGGTCGGTAAATACCATATCCGCTTTCTTGCCATCCATCAACCTCTCAACATCTTCAATCTTAGTACTATCTCCGCACAATACTCGGTGGTTGCCTAGTTCATATAAATCTCCCAATTTACTTCTAGGTTTTTT